GTGAAAACTAGAAGCATCAGAACCACCTACGTCTAAAGCATCTCCTACTGATAATGTTCCACTTAAATCTAATCTATCTGCATTTATTGATAATCCTTCTGAGGATGCATTTATTGTCGCAAGAATAGTTGCAGATTCTGCACCACCAATATCTCCTGCATCAAAGTTTATTTGAGAAGTTGTAATACTAGGAAGTCTATCTACATTTAGAGTTCCTGTGCTTATATTAGAAGCATTTAAGTTTGATACTGTTATAGAGGAAGCGTCTAAAGTTCCTGCTGTTATATCACTAGCATTTAATGTTCCTCTTACAATTGCATTTGCGAACTCTGCACTACCATCTGAATTGATTGCCCATCCGGCAGAACCACTAGAAAAGTTATAAGATTTTATAAATCCAGTTGTATTAGATATACCACCAACAGTTATCTCTCCACCAGTTATTGTTCCGGAAGTTAGTTTATCTGCTGATAAGTCATTTACTTTAGCTGTGGTAATTTGAGCATCACCAATTTTAGCTGTTGTTATTTGTGCATCGCCTATTTTTGCTGTAGTTATAGTTGCATCGGCAATATTAGCTTCTGCAATTAAGTTAGCTGTTGCAGTTTGTCCATCTGATGGGTCTGAAGAGTTACCGGATTTATCTACAGCAATAATTCTAAAATAATAATCTTCTGAGTCTTCAAGTTCTATAGTTGCAATGACTGGTATTTGTTGTAACAAGTTACCGGAAGTAACCCTTACTTCACCAATCTTATTTGATGTAGCAACTGTAAAGTTTGCTGAGTTACCACTTTGTGTTACTGCATATACATCTAAGTGGTCAACATCACCTTCTAGAGTAAAGTTCCCATAAGGATTTCCTCCACCATCTGTTCCATCTTTACCTAAGTAATGTGTAACTTGAACTCTTAATGGTCCTGCTGCAATAGTTGCTGCTTTTGGTTTTGATGGTGCTTGACCATCTTTTTCTATTTCAACTCTTGCATTTGTTGCATAGTTAGCATTAACGCTAGAAGAGTTTGTATATAAATCTTCTCCGGTTCCATCATAAGCAGACATCTTTTTGAAACCCGATTTATCAACTACAGCTACACCTACATCGTAAGTAGAACCTACAGTTAAGTCTTGTATCAATAAACTCTCAGAACTTACTCCTGTATAAGGGAAGTTTGCATATGAGTATTGAGTATCAGTAATCTTTTTGTATCTTATTCTATAATGAGAACCATCTGTTATCTGTGAGCCATCAATATTTGTAGGCTTAGCTACAACAGCTCTAAGGAAACCTGCTGAGTCTCCAGTAGCATTTAAATAAGTTCCTGCTTGTAATGTTGGTGTTGCTGGTAAGTCCGGTATAGAGAATGCACCTGCTGTTTCTCTTGATAAAGAATACTCAGAGAATCTTAAGTCATCTCCAATAGTTCTTATGACATCACCAAGTTCTACTTGTGCAGAACCATTTTCATATTGAACATATTCAGATAGGTCTGTATAGTTGCCATCTTTATCTCTAAAGTAAACACCCATTCCGTCAATAACTGGGAATGTTAAACCTATTACACGAACCTTGACTGGATTGATGACTTCACCACGGAATGTTACTTCATATAAATCTCTTGATTCTGCTGTTGCATCTGCACTGCTATCTACGAAACCTATATCCGGGTCAAACGCATAAATAAAGTCTCCAGCTGATAAGTCACCATTTACTTCATATTGTGTTAAATCTAAGTTAAGAACTTTCTTTACTCTTGATAATTCATTGAGCATAGTTGAAGCTCTGTCATTCAAACTAGCTGCTGGAATATCCGGTTCTTGAACTAACCCAACTCTTTTAAGAGCATTTCCGTGTAAGTCTTTGTATGGGTTTGAAGATAGATTTGCTTCACCAGCCACATCAGTAGCTGTGTCAAAAAAACCTACTTCACCAGTAAAGTCTACTCTTGATACCCAGTCAGTCGCATCAAACTCTGTTCTCAATCCCTGTGGAACTATACCCTCTAATGCTGGGTCTTCACCATAAGCAGATTTAACAACTATAGTATTTGGCTCACTAGTTCCTACACCGTTGAATAAGTTTGCTGCTGGACCTGCATCTAAGGTTCCTTGTGGATTAACTCTGTATTCTACATCAAGTGTTTCTGATACAAACTTTAAAGCTGATAAAGCAGTCTCTACGAAATGCTGACCAGTATAAGTTGATGCTGGGTTATTTATCGTTCCTTGTGTTATAGCTTGTGTGTTACCAGCTTCATCAAGCATTAGTCCTAATGGTTTATTAGTTTGTGCAGTAGAGTTAAATAAAGTTTCTGCAAGTGTTGTTCCTGTATAAACACGAACTTTACCTATATTGTTTGATTCGGCAATGACCATACCTTTAGCAGCACCGTCACCCATATAGAGTTCAAGACCTTGACCACTAACTGTTACAGTTCCATCTTCAAGAGTTCTGTTTAAAACAATACCTGTGTATGTTGCTGAAGATAATATATCAGAATCAGCTAAGGTTGTGACGTCGACTTGTTGAGGTGTAAGAACAATATGACCCCATTCTTTAATGGCTTCAATTATTTCTGTTGGTGTGAATTCTTGTGAGAAGTTAACGCTATAGTTACCCGGCGACATCAATCGTGTTGTTACTGCCATACTAAGCCCTTACTAATCGAACATTCTCATATAAACTTTGTAGATATTGGTCTCTTACTGCGTCTGCTGCATCTATTGTAGCTGGACTGGTAGCATTGTATTCATATCCCACAAAAGTCTTGAATTGACTTGTAGATAGATGAATTAATTTATCTCCCGTCACTGCTGTATAGCCTTGGGGACTTCCAATCATAAATTTTTGTCCTGCAGCATCAGCTGAACCCTCTATCATATATCCAGTGCTATCTGAAAATGTTCCTCCGTCTTCCGTTACTTGTAAATTAATGCGTGAGCTAGCAGCTCTATCAGCAGTTGGTCCCATACTGGAAACAATGCTAACGTGATGGGCTCCTCTCTTCAATGACACATCTACAGTGAGTCGCCCATCTCCATTATCGTCTGAATAGGTAGCAAAACGCACTACACATTCGTGAGGTTCGTTCCTCAGAATCTGAACTGTTTTCCATAGCTTCCATTCAGTTTTGGATGCTCCATAGTTAATTGATATTTCTCTACTACTAACATATGAACCATTATCATAAAAACTTAGTGTGAATCGTGTTTCGTCTGAAGTTGAACCCGATGTTAATTTAATTATACCATTAGTAAGTGTCACTGCTGTAGGTGCATTCGGAGCTTGATACCCGGACATTGTTGTGTTGTTTACAATAATTTTTGATGCGCCTTTATAATAATCTACTGGTTCTACGAGCCACTGCGCTGCACTACTTCTTAGGTCTGTGTCATAAAAGAAAGCGACGTTTCCATTTTCTGTAGCTCTGATACCGTCTACTGGTGCTGAATCGTGGGAGTAGTTGTAAGCATTAACTGGTAAAGCGTGCCAAGGTGCATAGGTTGTAGAAGTAATACTGTGTGAGTTTGTCAATAAAGCCCCGGACATATTAGATTCAAATAACATTTCTGATACTCTACCTTTAATATCTAGTGAGAAACTATATGTAAATAATCCTGTTCCTAACTTACTACTGTCTATTGTCACACCATTAATTTTGGTATACCCTTTGAAAGTATCGTCACCTTCATAAGTAAAAGGCATAATTAGGTTTGAGTTACCCATTGATACAAGTTCATCTCTTAATGTTTTAGCAGCAGCAACTGTGTCTGCAACGAAACGTCCACTCATACTTACTGTTCTATCCATAGAGTTTCTTGAACCATCTTGGACTGAAGCAAAGCTGATACTTGCTGGTGAAGTAAAGGTCATTCTTCCTATTGTTATAGTATTAGCCATTAGCACATCTCCTTGTCTCTACATTGTTTGCACATACTGTATTTAGGTCCATAAAAGTATTCGCCGCAATTCCAGTCTGATTTACAAGCTTTTAAATAATGTTTTTCTTTATTATCAATCATTATTAATGCCCATGAAGATTAGCTTCTAAATAAGCTATCCTTGTTTCCAAACTATCTAAGGTCCAAAGTTGGTTTTGAACCTGTTGTAAAATAGTATCTATTCTAATTATCTGTGCTTGTGCATCAGACCATTCCCACTCTTCTAGTAATTTTTTGTTAGAGAAATCGAAACCACTATCTCTTAAATCTTCTTTGATTTGATATATTTCTGTAGACATTGAAGCTAATGTTTGGTCAAGTTCTTGATAACGCATAGCTTGTGCTTCTAGTGACATTATTTTTTCATAAAGAACTGCAATATCATTTGATACCATTGTGTCTTGTTTGAGTTGTTCAAACTCTATTTCTATTCCAACCATTCTTTCATCTATGCCTTGAAGAGTGTTTACTATTTCACCAGCAGTTGATAAACCTGTTCCTATTGTTCCCATAAGAGCAATAGCAGTTGCTATCAAACCTAGATTATCTTTTATTTTTGCGAACATTATTATTCTTCCTCTTCCCATTCTACGTATTCATTATCGTGAGTAGCTCTGTGAACGTGAAAATTAGCGTGTGTATAGATTCTATCTGACAATGCCACTCCTACCATCTTTTGCTAACTTGTTAAGTTCTCTTTGTATGTTTTGTGCAATTCTTCTTGCAGCTATAGGGTCAGTTGGAAGTCCAGTTACGTTTACATTGACGATATTGCCCCCACCTTGTGACATTTGAAAATCTTTAATCTTAGATACCATTGCACCACCACCCGGCATTGTTTTGATTATTTCCGGACCAAACTCACCGACAAGTGCTCTTGAACCAGCTTTCATCATTCCACCTTGATGCATTGCTCCAGCATCTAAAACTCTCTGAACTGTAGATGGTGCACTTTGTCCCGGTTCTACGAAAGTATTACTGTCTAAACCTGCTCTACCTACTGCTGTGTTTATAAAAGCACCGGAATCATTCTTAAGTGTATTAATAATGTTTTGCATTCCTTGTAGTGTTGAGAAAGGAAGACCTAAGTCTTTAGCCATTCTCATTGCCTCTGACTCTACAACTGTTCCTAATTCTTTAAATCCGGAAAGTAAGTCTAGATTTTTGTTTGCTAATTCTTGTTGTGAATTTAGAACCTCAAAGTTTGCTTCTTTCATCTTTCTAGGAAGTTCTAATAATTTCTCGTTTATTTCAACACGACGTTTTTCTATGTCTTCAATATCTTTTTGTCTTTGAATTAAAGCATCATCATTTGCTTTTTGAATTTCCCCTGTAAGTTTTTCAATCTTGTTAAGTTCATTCTTACGACGTAACTGAGCTTTTTCACCAGTTTCAGCAGCTTTAGCTCTAAGTATCTCTGCATCTTCAGCAGATACTGCAGAATTATCAATCTCTTTAATTTTTTCTCTAATAGCTTCTGCTTCTAAGTCAGCAAACTCTAATGAACCTTGTGATGCAGCTAATTCGACTTTACGTAAATCTTTTTTTAGCTTTTCTTTTTGTAACTGCTCGTTAGCAGTAAGAAGCATACCTCTACGTATTCTGTCTTCTATTTCTAAGGCTTCAGTAATTAAGTCTTGTTGTTTTCTCTGTTCCTCAAGAGTCATAACTCCTTCGGTGCGATGTTTGTTTTGTAACTCTGCAATCTCTGCAGTTTTTTCTTGTATATCTAATATCTCTTCTTCAGAAAGTAATTCTGAAGCTTTGAGTCTCGCTAGCTCTTCACCGAGTTCAACGTCTTCTTGATTGAGGTCTATGCCTTCTTGTTTTAACTCATTCTGTTCTTTGATTGCATCTAAGACATCAAACTCTGCCATCTCAACAGCAAACTTCATTTCTGTAGGTTCAAATATATCATTGATAACTTGTCTCATAATTTCTGCATTCTTAGATAATTGTTCTTGTGCTGTAATCATTCCGTCAGCAACCTCTTTAAAAGGTATTGCTTCTATTAACGGTCCAAATTGTTTAAACTCACCAGTAAGTGATTTAGCTACTTTAAGCATCAATTCTTCGTCAGCTAATATTCTTGCAATGTTTTCATCTGTTTCACCTGTTGCCTCTAAGACATTTCCAAGCTCTAAAGCAAGTTTTTCAGTTGGTGTGAGTATCTTATCAAAAGTTGATGCGATAGCTAACATTGCTGTTAAGTTTGTTTTAATTATTTCACCTTGTTCACTCAAGACACCTGTTTGTTGGTCAAACTCTCCTGTTAGTTCTTTTGCCATTGTTAGAAGGGGACCGAAAGTTTCTTCTCCTCCAGCTTGTTCCATTAAACTAACTGCTTCTGATAAATCGTCGAATGTAAACTTGTTGAAGATATCTCCTACTCCAACACTATTTCTTAAAGCACTATCTATTTCTGAACTTAAAGCACTACCTATACCAGCAGCAAACTCTACAGCTTGTTCTGTGATTATTCCGTCTTTTACAGAATCACGAAGTGTTTGTCTCATTTCTTCGGGAAACTTCTCTACTAAAGCATCCATAGTTTCTTCAGTAAAGTTTTCTGCAAAATCTCCACCTTGTGATTGCACTTCTTCAAGAGTATCACCAATACTTACTATGGCTTGGTTAAAGCCTTCAAAAGTTTCTTGTTTTTCTCCTAAGTTAAATAAGGTTCTCATTAGCCCAATTATTGTCAATAGAGGTCCCATTAAAAATTTAAGTCCACCAGCTAATTTTGAAGCTATTTTTGAAAGCATACCTCCTGCTTTTCCTGCCCCACTTATTGCACTACCTAAAGATTTCATAAGTTTGACGACTCCGGAACCTAGGACGATTGTAGCTACTTTTCTCATTGCACTACTCATCTCTTGAAATCCTCTTATAGCACCAACAACACCTTTAGCTATTTGTATTAAGACATCTACAACTTTAGAAACGAAAGGCAAAAATATTTCACCAATCTGTTGACCAGCAACATTCATAATAGATTTGAACTGTGCTGTTTTCTGAGAGACGGTTTCGAACCTAGTTGCAGCTTCTTCATTCAAAGCATTTTGTTCTATAGCTTCTGTATTAGCTAATCTTATAGCTTCTGCTAAACCTTCCGAGTTGTTAGCTAAAGAAAGAAGAGCCCTAGATGTTCTAGCTTGGTTTAAACCTAATGATTGTAGAACAGCTATAGTTGACTGTCCTTGTGCATTCATTCTATTCAAACCATCTAAGAATAAAGTTGCAGCTCTACCTATGTCCTCTTCAATAAGGTCTGCCATCTCAGTCACCGATGTTCCTGCTACTTCAGCAAATTTAAATAATGCTTGAGCATCACCTTGTTCAGCACCTTTAAGTGCCATAAAGAATTTACCGAGAGCAGTTGCACCAGCTGATGATTGCTGACCAGTTTCTCGCATAGCCGCTGAGAAAGCCAAAACTTCCGTAGCACCTAAACCAGCAACCGAAGCAACAGCACCTAAGTTCTGAGCTAATAATATAATCTCAGACTCTTGTGCAGCTACGTTGTTACCTAATTGAACCAAAATAGCAGCGAATTTGTCTACTTCGTCAGTAGTTTGGTTTGTAACATTTAAGAAACGAGCAAGAGATGTAGCAGCTTGCTCACCAGTCATATTTGTTGCGACACCTAATTTACCAGTGACTTCAACGAATTTAGAAACATCTTCAGAGGCAACACCTAACTGACCTGCAACAGAACCCAATGCAGCTAATTCACTAGCTCTAACTGGAATTTGTGTTGCTAATCTTTGTAGGTCGTCAGCTATTTTCTCAAAGACTTTTGGGTCGTCAACATCAGCCATAGTCTTTTTAACCATTGCGAATGCATCTTCGAATTCAATTGCAGCTCTTGTTCCTGCAATCATACCAACACCAAGTGAGGCTATTATTGCTACAGTAGCAGTATTTATCATACCGCCTATACCACTAAAAGCTTTTGCTAACCTAGAACCAACTTTAACCGCAACTTTATCCGCGCCGTCTACAGCTCCATCATCAACAGCCGTTTCGAAAAATAACGAACCTGCTTTTTCCACTTTAATTTACTCCTAAATCATTCATTGCTTCATCTAATGAAATTTGAACTTTGGGTGTTTGATTTTTTTCGTTGCTCATTTCTTCTTTGTATTCCTCATACATTTCTTTCATATAAGGAGCATAAAAAGCAGACTCTTCAGAAACGAGACTGAATAATAAAACAACGAACCTTCTCCAAGTCAGAGAAAACGGGTCTAATCCGTAGAATCTTTGGAAGTCAGCCTCAACAGAACTAAATCTGTGTAAAACATCATCATAAGTGATGTTTATTTTGGGGCTTCTTCTTCTCCCCCTTCGGATTCTTCAACATCCTCTTTTGGTAAGATACCGTATGCTTCTAGTAGCCAAGTAAGTAACTCTTCCAGTTTGGTCCAAGTAATACCAGCATTTAGAATCTCATCGTATATCTCGTCACCTAAGAGAGCTTTTAACCACTCTCCAATGTTCTTAGTTCCGACTTCACCACTATCGTTAGCTAATCGTAACTGTGTTAAGATGACTTTCGCTGGTAGCTGTGAAGGAACTTTATATTCTTTTCCAGCTACCTTGAAAGTTAACTTATCGTTGTCGGCTTCTTCTACCGCCGAGTCAAAATCTTTATAACTCATTTACCCTCCTCTTGGGTTTTAGACTTCGTCTATAACTTTAAATATTTCGCTAAATGGTGCATCAGAGTTTGGTTTCAACACTTTATATTCGATAGTGATTGTTACCTTCTGAGGTGCCTTTGCGTGAACCATTGAGAACGCTCCAATGTTTACGGCTCTAGGGACGTGAATGTCTCTAGTTTTGGATGTTCCAGCTTCATCATGTCCCGGTGCATTAACTCTTAACAACAATGACTTCTCTTCAAAAGAGTCAGTTGTTGGAGGAACTAATGTTGTATATCCGGAAGACGGTGCATCAGCTGTTGTGGTTCCACCAGCCATAGCAAACTTCAAGCTTCTTAAAGATGCCTGTGCTAATTCACCAGTGATTCTCACTTCTTGTGCAGTTTTGATTGTCTTAATTGGGTCAATCTCTTCTGCAACCATAATGTCTTCAAAAGTTTTATCGTATTCTAAAGAAAAGCCACCTTCTGAATAACCAATGTTATCCCAATAAGATGCACTTGGTGTAGCTGCTGGGTTCGTTGGGAATGTAGCGTTTGGGCTACTTCCATTCAAGTCACTTTCACTAGCCACGAACAAGTTACCTGTTCCTAAGATTACTTCTGTAATACTTTGTGCCATTTTTTTATTACCTACCTATTACTAACGGAAGAGCTTGTCACTCTTCTTCTTCTACTTCTTCGTCAGTGCCGAACCATTCCTCATCGATAGTTTCTTTTTCAGAAACTAAACTTTTTACTTCACCCATTCCATCACCCTCAGCAATGAAGGTTGGAAGTAAACTATCTCCCTGTTTGGTCTGTGCTTCTGAAAGCCTTTTCCAATCAAGTTCTTTAACTTCAATCCACTCTTTGCCTATTATGACATCAAGTTTTTCGTCTCTTATCGAGTCGAAATCTCTTATAAATGGATTTAACTTTATATTTTTCACGTTACCGCTCCATATACCATTACTACTTCTATATTATAGCGTGCTAAACCTAGCTCGGGCTCATCGATACGACCCGGTCCGCTTTGATTATAGAACCCATATATCTGACCAGTAACTCCACCATCCGAAGTATATTTTGTAGGTTGATGGTCAAAACTTTCTTTGACAATTTGATTAGCTAAATTATAAGAGCCTGCATAGTCGGGTTGACCCTTTGTTCCAGCACTACCATATTTGCCTGCATAAGCATCACACATAATAGTTGCTTCATAAATCAAGACTTCATCAGCACTAGGTGTTCCACCTAATTGATGAAAAACTAAGAAAGGAAGTGTTCCGGAACTAGGCAATCTTGTTGCTATTCTTGTGCTAACTAAATCTGTAATAGAGGAATGAGAAGATGCCCAACTTCTAAATAATACTTCTGCGTCCGGTAAATTCTGTGCCATTATACTTGTTTAGCCTTTCTGATAACATCATCCCAGCTTTCTTGTCTGCTTTTTATACCAACTCTTCTAAACTTCTCTTTAGTTCTAGCAGCACCTCTTCTTAACATAGCACCTTTACCTTGGTCGGTAACAGCTTTTCTAGGGTTGCTATCAGACTTAAGTGTATAAACACTAGCTGGGGCTGGGAATAGTTTAGAAACAACTGCTGGCGTTCCAATACCGAATAATTCGCCTGCGCCATACTCGACTCTTGCTGCATAATCTACAGTTCCTCCACCAATAGTTACTTGTGCTCTTTCTAAGTATCCACCTTTTACTTTTATTGGTTTGTAAATAGTTTTAATAGAACCTCTTAATGCACCTGTTTTAACTGGTGTATAAACATAAGTATTTCTAGCAATATCTTCTGCTGCAGCTTCAACTATTTGTTGTGGTTTTCTACCGTTTAAGAAATCGTGCTTAACACGTCCTCTAACTTTAACAGTTGGTTTAGGTGCTTTACTTTTACCTGTCATTTTTTTGACGAGACCATCAAATTCTTTTTGCATATTAGCACCAACAACAGACCTAGTTGCACGAGCTACTACATTGTTTCCGGGAATAGCCATAAGAGCTTTACCAGTTACACGACCACCAATACGTCTGAAATAACGTTCTCCTAATTTAGTAGCATCGTTACCTGCGTTACCAAAGATTTTATCTACAGTGTTTCCAATAGCTCTAGCATCACCGACTACACGACCTGCTTTCAAGAAAGCACTACGAGAAGAGTTCATAAAATTAAAACTTGGGACTCCGGGTATTGAGTTATAGTCACCAACGAATAGTGAATATTCATAAAAGAATGTTCTTAGGTCAGCAAGGCTCTGAACTTCTTTTACACTCTTATAACGAGTTTTACCGGAGAAACCACCTTTAACTTTTCTAAAAGTTCTTTTAGATGTTGTTAATACTGCCTTGTTAGCCATTAGTAACCCGATTCAGCGATGATTTTTTTGAACATTGTTGCACCAAATCTATCTCTTACTTTGTATACATTTTTGATGTTGTAGTAATCACTATCATAAGTGACTCTATCTAGTCTTGTTACTGTGGTGCCTTTGGGAACTATAAACTGTATTTCTTGATTGAATTCTTCTCTGCCCTCTACATCTAATTCAGTAGAGCCTTTATCTTTTCTGACTACTTTGCACTGAACACTTGTAGCTGAGTTGCTGAATGTCGCAGAAGAGTTTCCTCTATCGTCTACACCACTACCGGATAGTGATTGAATGTCTATTGACTCGTTTAATAATGCTGTTGAAAGTATTGGCATAATGTAATTATACCAATAGAAAAGCTCCCCACGGATGAGGAGCTTTAGCTAAATAATGGAACACCCTTACTATGTGTTAGATAAAGTATATCCCTGCTCTAGATAATAATCAAGGGTTTTACCCTTAGCTATATCAAAAGCGTTGTCTTGCCCTTTAAGTTTCTGATACTCACTTTGAAACTTTTTGCAATATGTTTGCAGTCCTGTAGTAGCTTTAGTGCTAACTCCAAACTCAGAAGCTGGTAAAGGACCAATTTCCGGTATAGATGCACAGTTCTTAGTTTCTACAGTAGGAACAGTAACCTGTGGTCTTTTATCGTAATACGTTTTAACCATAGTTTTTACTGCTTCTTTAGAACGACTACCATAGCCGTCTTGTGAGTTCCTATCTTTATAAAATTCTGTGATAGGTAATACTTCTCCAGTTATCTGACACTTTTTATGTGTAGGATGTTTCTTTTGAAACTCTACATACTCAAATGCATCATTTAACTTTTCTTGTAAATCTGAGTGCTCTTTGCACCAAGATAAAAATTTACGTTTACCAACACTAGGATATTTTTCATAAGTTCTTGCAGTAGATACAGTTCCCTTCCCGCTGCGTATATACTCTATAATTTCTTCTGCAATTTCTCTATTGAAACTACCTCTAGGTGGCACGTCTAGTTGCTCCCTTAGTTGTCGCACTCTCTCGTGAGATAAGCCCCATTCGGATGCCCATTCTCTAAGAGTTTTGTGTGGGTATTTTTTGAATAACCACTCCATCTGCTCATAACTAGGTCGATAAGTCGTCTTGTCATTATCTGTTATCATAGTCTCACTTTACTAGAGGTTGTATTATTTGTCAATAGAAAAAGTTTATTTTCTTGTTATTCTGATAAAAACAGTGTATAATGGGATTAGGACAGAGGAGGTTGTATGGACACAACCAATGCAGAACTAATAGCTATTGATGAACAACAAAAGTTATTGAAAGTTCAAGATAAGACGATATATATCGCTTGGAATAAGTATGCAAACTGTTGGGAAGCTGAACTATTTATGGAGAAGCAAAACCAATATGGCGAGTTTGTAAACGAATTCGTTACTGGAGTTACCGGTAGCAGTGAAAGCGATGTTTTATCAAAAGCAATTAAATTAAAAATAGATAGTTGACATTTCTGCTTTGTTGTGCTATGTTTATAGTATGACAAAGAAAGAGACTAAATGATAGCAGAATGTTTAATCTTCCTAGCGACAGCTTTACCCCAAAATGGCTTTATAACCACTGATTACGTAGAAAATTACCAATTTTGTGACACAATAGTTACCCGTAATGTAAGAGAGCACTCAGAGTTGTTAATACAAACTTTTGAAGACCCTATACAACTTAACACTGCAATAAAAGTAATTTGGTGTGAATCTAGAGGAAATACCGATGCATTAAGAACTGCTGAGGGCAATAATGACTCCGGACTATTTCAATTTGTGTCTTGGACTTGGAATTGGGTTGCAGAAGAATATGACCTACCAATGTGGGATGAATGGGTAGTTATGCGTTTTGGTAAACCATACACTGGACCTACATCTAAATCAGCCGTAGGTTTTGAGTTTAAAAAAGTTCAACATACAGAATATTACAACATCCAGTTTGGATATTTACTATCACAAGATATATATGGTCGTTCCCAATGGAAAGACTGGTCAAGTAGCGAATGGTGTTGGAAAAGTGACGCTAGATATATTAATAAATTAAGAAAGGAGCAAGGTGCTTAGTAAAGTAGATAAGTTTTTAGATAATCTAATAGATAGAGCTATGTCTTTTGTAGAGATGAGAAGATGGGAAAAAGAGAAACGTAATACAGGATTTCCCACAGAATGGTTTGAGGAGGAAGAATAATGGGTAATCAATTTAATATTACAGGAAGAAGTCGCTATGAAGCAAGTCGACAAAGTAGAATATTCAATAAAGGAAGACTTTGTGTTAAAGAAGATTGCGTAGTTACTTTAAGTCAATACAATCCTTCAGATAAATGTTACCTACACGCACCAAAACAAGCTGGACGTGTTCGTGGACACAAAGACCCAACAAAGGAAAAATAATGTTTGGATTATTACTTGGAATAGTTATTTTAGGTGGGGGTAGCAATGTGAACGCTATGCCTACAATGTATTGGGATAATTTTACAGAAATATACTGTGAAGACTTAGACTCGTCTACACCACCATCAGATTGTCAACATAGAGCTAACTATACAGACTCTATATTTTGGTATGAGGGTGAAATAGTAGATGAGCACGATGAATCCATTATGCCGGAGGATTGTTTAATATCTGAGATAGAAAGTGGTAGTTGTGGATACGGTATCCTTGGATACTTTAATCCTTAAAACTGAACTTTTCTTTTAGCAGCTTTACTGGCTTTGTCTCTCATTGACTTACTAGCACCATTAGGATTACTATTCCAGTCAACGCCAACAGTTCCATAGAGATAAACCCTAGTGCTAATTTGTCTATTAGAAATTGCTTTACATTTTTCACATTTAATCTTTGGTTCGTCGTGTATTGAATGCTGGACCTCAAACAAATGCTCACATTTAGAACACTTGTAATCGTATCTAGCCATTATTTCTTTTTTTTAGCTTTAATCGGGAACTTTTTACAAACTGAAAGATACCCGTTTAGAATAACATCCATATCATCAACAAGATTAACTTTCTGTAATCTTAAAGAGTTCATTTGGTCTAAAACAGCTTCTTTAAATTGGGCATCGTCTATTCCACGAAGATAAGCTATTCTTTGTGCTTTATTTACTTCTATATCCATAAAACTAAGTCTAGTCGAGAATGGATGCCGATGTGAAGTATTGCCTCTTATATTTTGATAATACCCTCATATCCATCTCGTTTAAGATTCCTTCATTTAATAAATTCGGAATACTTTCGTATGTTGCTGAATAATCACCTAGTGATTCTTGTCTAACTAAGTTAAAGTTAGCATCTGTAGAGGTGTCAGCAGTATGTGTTGAAACTTCACCAGTTGGTTGTTGTGCTGATAAAGCTGCTGCTGTAATAAACATCTTGCCAGCACCTTTAGCACTAATAAACTTTAAATCTTTAGGAATGTCTTCTGCTGTTACTTCTGAATCTGAATATCCAGCAGAATAAACGATAGTCACATTTTGAAGTCTTATTGTTGACCATCTTTTGTTATTTGTTTTACGAACTCTACCCTCTGCTTTGTAAACTACAAAGTGCTCATCGTTACCTTCAGTTAACGCAACTGCATCTTCTGTAACAGAAGTTACTGCTACTATCGGTGCTGATTTTGTATAAAACTCTTCTTCATTGGTCCCATCTAGGGTTTCACTAATAGAAGATGTATACTCAAGCTCATAGCCTAAGTAATTTTTGATTGCTGCGTCAACTGCGGGTATAAAAATGTTTGTTATAGCTGTTTCGTCAGCTGAAGACATATCTACGCCAATAACACTTTTAACGTCAGAAACTGATGATAGTGCCATTAAAGACTACTTGTCTTCTGTGTCTTCGGGCTTAACGGCTTTATTTTCGACTTTTTTATCTTTTTTAGCAGCTTTTTTCTTAGGAGCTTTTTCTTTTTTACCCCAACCGTGGGATTCTAAATATTCCATTGAATATTCTTTACCGGCTTTAGCTACATTAGATGGGTTACCTTTAGGAACATCATTGACGTTACCTTCGAATAATGAGCCATCTGCCATTTTCCAAATATCTTTTTCTACTTTTATATATTCCATTTAAATCTTTTATTCCTTCTTTTTGGATTTGAAGGGGCAGAATAATCCACCCCTCCAAAAATTTCTTAGAATACCTCTTAGAAAGAAGTAATCTTTGAGAATGCTTCCTGTCTGTAGACAGCAAGACCGACTCTCATTGTTGCTCTAATAGCTAATTTTCCTTTAAGGAAGAAGTCACTATGTGAGTCTGATACAGCAAGGTCAATACCTTGTCGCATAACAACGTGAGCAGCTTCTCCACCACCGAATCTACCAACGAGAACTGTGTTCTCAGCGATAGCTGTTGATGGAACGACTGGGATACCCCAAATTCTTGGTTGAGGTGCATCACCGAAGCCACCACCAACAACGAAAAGAGGATTCTTAGCAGCATAACCTGCTGAAGATGTTCCTGCGAAATCGCTTATTGAGGTAACAACTTGATACCAGTCATTAGGGTGCATAACTATTGCATCCGGCTCTACAAATCCACCAGTTCTGATGTTTGTAATTGCTTGATACAAAGCCCCTAATTGCTTTAGCTCACCGGAGTAGGAACCGTAGGCAATAGTGTCTACGTTTGATTTACCAGCATCAAGGATACCCTCGATGTTTGGTGCAGTTCCGTCACCACTGAGAAGTTGAGAATCTAATCTCAATTTCATCATTGTGGCAAGCCTTGAGTTTACATAACCTTGAATTCCACTTACATCTGCAAGAAGTTCTTCAGTCACAGGCAAGAATACGCCAACCTTACGGATTGGTGCAGTTTGCTCTGTGAAGTCTAATGCTCCCTCTGCTGTTGTAGCTTCTTCAGCTTGTTCAGCAGCGGCATTTGTGAAGGTTGTTTCTTCCATATATGCAAAGGAATTTTGGTCTGTTTCGATTTGGTCAAAAAGACCAATGACTGCATCGGGGTCTCTAAGAGCTGCCTCTAAGATTCCCGGCTGTCTTAAAACTTCCGGAGCGAAAGAGTTAGTGGTTCCAGCACCTAAAGTAGTTTTATAGCCTATTGGGCTAAATCCTACTGTAGAGTCTACACCTTTAACTCCGTCTGACTTGTAGTTTTGATAAGCAGCAGACTTAACGAAAGCTTCACCAATGTTGGATGGTCCAGCTTGTGGTTCTTCAGAAGCATAAACTTCTGTATCCATAGCTTTTTCATTCTTGGCTTTGCTTTTCTCTAAGTTAGCTGTATCAACTAAATCAGCGAGTTCGGTGTTTAAACCATTGATAGCATTTTTTTGCTCAGCAGAATACTTACCGTCTTCTACTGGGTTATCAAATACTTCTTTTAACTCAGCACGCTTCTTGGAAATTTGTTCTTTATAATCTGACATTATATTTTTCTCCAAAATAACTTATACTTATACTATTCGTCTTCTTCAAGCTCAACAATTATAGATTCTGCAATTGTAGCTTGAGCTTCTGCAAAAAGAGCTTCGAATTCACTGTCAACCTCTTCGAGTTCAACAATTTCTTCTTCCTCATCTGCAGTATCTTCCTCGGGTTCAGAATCTTCCTCTTCTTCAACATCAACTGTCTCAGAATCTTCTGTAGGCTCAACTTCTGTCTCAACAACTTCAGACTCTTCGGCTACTGCCTCTGACTCTTCTGCTACTGGAACTTCTGCTTCAACTACTTCAGCTTCTGTATCAATTTCAGCTTCCGGAGTATCTTCTTCGGAACCAAGAATTACATCTAGCTCTTGCCAAGCATCATCTAAATCGCTTTGGACAGCTCTAAGAGCTGACTCAGCTTTAGCCGATATATCCCTTCCATCTTTAGAACGTAAAACACTAATTGCTTTAGTTCTAACAATAAGGCTATCCAATGCTGCAAGCACATCTTTCACCTCATCAGAAAAACGAACTCCTTGCAAGCTGGAATCATTTTCTGAACTTTTCTCTTCAGATACTTCTGTTTCAACAACTTCTGTATCTTCTGACAAATCTTTTTCATCTTTAATCATATCTTCATATGCATCGTGAGTTGCACAAGGCATATAGACTTCTTTACCATCTACTGAATGAGTATGAGTTCCGGAACATCCTAGTTCCTCTGCTCTTTTCTTAGCATCTTCTTCGTTATCAAAGATGTCCTCATCATTTGCGGCTTTTTCATCGGAGCTAGATTCGTATACTGACTCTTCACCTGTTTTAATGGCTAGTGTGTAGGTCTGCCTATTGGCTCCTACAAGAACTGGTGATACTTCGTATACTTCTAAATCTTTTAAGTATCGAACGTCTCCTACTGATTCCCCATCTTTTTTGAATTCTGCGACTTCATAGTCATTAATTCTGAAACCGAAAGACCATTCTTGTAAGTCACCCATTTCTTTTGCAAGATTATAAGCTTCTTTACCAGCCTCAGTTCCCATAAAAAATTTACCTTTGAAGACTGCTTTGTCGTCTTCTTGAACTATTTTACCTTTACCAATTGGTTGGTCCCACTTGTGTGCGAATACCATTGGAACTTGGTCATCTTTAAATCCGGATTTTATTGCTCCGGGAACGACTACATCGCCGTCACTATCTAGGTTGTTAAAAACAGAAAATACTGCTTCAACATTTCCTTTTTCATCATCAGTGGTTTTGAATGACACCGACTTTGTGAATTTTTCACTAGCCATAAAAAATTAACTCCTTTTATACTCTTTTATTTTAACTTGTCAAATCGTCGTTGTTTCCAGCTATAAGGTCTATAGCTTTTTTACGACGGTCATCTTCTTTCTTCTTCTGTTCATTTACGATTTTCTTCATAGTGCTAACACCGGACTTAGTTACACCGCCCCATTTCATAACGGCAATGATTCCATTTAGTCTAGTGTTTCCGGAGTGTCGGCTCATAAAACGTTCTCGTCTTTTTACCCAAGATAATACTGACGCACTTCTATCTCCACCTTTATATTTCGTCCAGTTTCGATATGCATCATTTCCAGTAAAGGAAGTAGGTGGGTTTCCACCGGTTCCTGCTCTTTTCCATATGCTCGGGTAATTCTCTTTAAGATTTTTGACATAAGCGTGGTCGGGGAATTGTTTAAAATTTGAGTTGCTCAAGCTAATTTTTTGGTTATCTTCAGCTGAAGGGAAACCAGTAATTTTTTCTTTTGCTTTTTCTTCATTACGCCAATCTTTAATCTTTCTTAGTTTAGAAATTGGCATAGTGACATTTCTATCAGTCTTCTTGTGTGAACCATCTTCCATAATTGCCCAAACTATCATTGATGCCTCATCTTCTTTTACAGAGGTAACAATACCGTGAACGGTTGATGGTGGGTCGGGGTCTTTATTAATGGACCAGCTAACAGCGTCACCAATTTTTACTGATTCTGCTTTTGCTGATTTTTTAGAACTTAAAGGATGACCACTAGGGAGTAAGTCTTGGTCAAAAGCAGTTCTTGGGAACTTACCTTTCAATCCTTTAAGGAATGCGTTAACTCTAGCTACGCCCCATTGGGTTGCTGAAGAAACATTACCTCGCACTGAAGCTGGGTTAGTTCTATAGGCACCGACACCTCGTCTGAAGACAGCTGCCAACATTCCATAACTTGCTTTATATTTTGGGTCTTTTGCATTGTGGTCTGTTACCTTTTTTTGTAATACTTTCTTAACTTTAGCAGATATTGCTGCTTTCTCATCTATAAGTGAATAATCACCTTCAGAACCTTTGAACTCCATAGTTAAGTCAACAGTGACATTTTTCTTTTTTTTAGGTCTCTTACCAATAACTCTTTTACTTCTTCTTACTTGTGGCTTGAAACCAGTTGTATTGAGTGTAGCTTTCTCGTCATCTTCAGATGGTTGTTCCGGAGGGTTTTGCTGGCTCTCATTTATTTGAGTCATAACTCCAGTCTCCCCCACTGGAACAGCCACCATATTTAATGGTCTTAAGAAAACTTCGTGACTTTCGTCTGCTTCTAACCCTAAACTCTTTCTTGCTTCTGAGATAGTAACAAAACCACCTTGAACACCGGAGTTCATTGTTAAAACTTGTTCTTTTTTATCTGAGGCTAAAGCTCTTACTTCTTCTAAGTCATACTGACAAACCATTGAGTAATCATTTTTTTCGAATTCAGTATGTAGTATTTGATGAGTGAACTCTGAAGCAACAGCATTCCATAATGGAATCATCTTTTGTTCAGTGAAGAACTCTCTTAATTCTTTCGTATTGTTATACGTGGCTGCGTCCAATCCAGCGCCGAGTCCAGCGAGAATTGCCGGAACTCCAAGAACAGAGGACACTCTTTCTTCCGGCAGTCTTCTCAATGCAGTTAGGTTCATTTGTTCCGGTGTGAATGAGACTACGTCTACATCCATAGCACCAGTCATAATCATTGGTGCGCCTCTGTTGGCTCCCGAGAACTTAGATTTAAAAGCTTGAGCTATTGCTTCGGCTTCTTCCCTAGAAGGACCACCCATAGTGTCATCTTTTGGACTTAAGATAACGCCGGGAACAGCCATATTGTGTAACAAGGCAACAGCAAATTGTCCTGCTGCTTCATCACCGGCTAATTCTCTTAATACTGTTCGT